CACGGCTTATGTATCAAAAATATCTTATTCAGTAGAAAGCGACAAAGAGGCCGATATTCTAATGTTCAAACGTGAGGGAGTATTGAACACCTCCGCGCCGTATAACTCGATGCGATTGGTTACGGAAATAAACTCGGCAACCGGAAACTATACGGTAGAATATAGAACTCCGCTTAAGTTTGAGGAGGAAACCGATTTCGGGTTTCTAGGTAAGCTAAAAGCCAATACCGGCCCGATGACAGTAGATTTTGAAATTAAACTTGTACAAAATGGCTAAAGATTCAACAACGGAATTACAGACTGCATATTATACATTGTTAAATAATAATGTAACAATAAGTGGCACAACAGTAAATGTGTACGACGAAGTTCCTGCCAATGGTACTTATCCGCACATACAATTCAACGCAACTACATTAACCGACAATAGCACTAAAAGTACTTTTATGGACGATGTTACTTTTAGTTTAAGTATTGTTGATAGGTTTAGCCTTGATAACGGTTCGCGCAGCAAGATAAACAGTATAGTAAACCAGGTTAAACAAATTATAAGAACAAGGCCAGTACCTTTTGTTCTAACTAATTTTAATGTGCTTACAAGTGTTTTAGATAATGATGTTATGCGTAAAGAAAAGTCAGATACATACACATATTTCATAAGGGAAGTAAGGTTTAGACATATTATAGAAGAAAAATAGTGGGTGTATCATTACCGATAATTTTTTTTTATCTTTTACAGAGTTTAACATTAACTAAATGAAATAAAACTATGGCCGCAGTAAACGGAACATTAATCGTACTAAATGATAGTGGCACTCCTATTGCCCTAACAACTAGTGCAACACTTAACATAGAACTAGATTTACCTGATGCATCTACAAAAGATAGTAGCGGTTGGGCTAAACACATTTTAGGACAAAAGTCTTGGAGCGTGGACCTTGATGGATTAGCCGACTTCGAAACTGGTGAAAATGTAGATGACTTAGTAAACTACATACTAAATAGAACACAAGTTAGCCTAGAGTTTGAGCCAACTGGCTCTGCATTCTCAACTAAAGGAGTATCATATACTGGCACTGCAAGCGTGGCTTCTGTAAGCATTGTAGCAGCTAACGAAGATACTGCAACTTTGAGCGGTAGCTTTACTGGCGATGGTCCATTGGCAAGAGTTGCAGTTAGCTAATGGCAGGCAGTAAATCTATTACCATAGATGGCGTAGATTATTCGTTTAGGTTTGACCTTAACGCTTTAGAGCGTTTTACCGAGGAGGCCGGGGTTGGATTAAATAGTATTGATGCGGCATTAGATAAAGTTGCTAACATTAAATTATTTATCCAGGCCCTTTCCGCTTCCGGTGGTAATGAAGTACCGGCGGATGTAATAGGCACTATGGATTTTGCGCAGTTAAATGAAATATTTTCACTGGTTAGCGAATCAGTGGGAAACCTACGCAGCCCTCAAAACAAGAAAGCCAAATAGCTACACTGCAAGATATGTTGGTATTAGGTTTTAGAATGGGCCTAACACCGGATAACATTCGCAGTACCACTATTTATGACTATAACCTTATGGCGAGGGCTTATAGGGAAAATATGCTGCACGAATTAAACGTGATGCGTATAAATTCTTATCTAGTTTCTGTATATTCGGGCTTAGATAGTAAGTTTAGAAAAAAATTAACACCTAATAAAATGTTCCCACTAGATAATGACATAGCAAAAAAGCCAAGGTTAAGCAGGGAGCAGGTGCAAGAAATTTTTAAGCGTAGCAATAAAAGGAGAGGAATATGTTAGGCGCATTTAATGTAGTATTAGGCGTTGACATAAAGAAGCTGCAACAAGGGCTAAACCAGGCCAGTGGTATGCTTAAAGATTTTAGCGCCGGTGTTAAGCAAACTGGGCAAACTTTAACGCGCACACTAACTGTGCCTATTGTTGGTGTTGGCTCTGCTATGTTAAAAACTGCGGCAGACTTTGAGCGAGCCATGAACCAGGTGGGTGCGGTAACTGGTGCAACTGGTGAAGAATTTAACATGCTACGCGAACAAGCTAAAGAACTTGGGCGCACTACAAAGTTTACTGCTACGCAGGCTGCTGAAGGTATGAACTTTTTAGCTATGGCAGGTTTTGAAACTAGCCAAATAATGACTGCGATGCCAGGCGTTTTAAACTTAGCAAGTGCCGGCGCGATGGATTTAGCAACTGCCTCTGATATTGCTAGTAATATACTTACTGGTTTTAATATGGATGCAGAAGAAATGGCGCGTGTTGTTGATGTAATGGCCAAAACATTTACAAGCAGCAATACTAACTTAATGCAGTTAGGCCATGCTATGAGTTTTGTCGCACCAGTGGCAGCCGGTTTTGGTGTAAGCATGGAAGAAACTTCAGCTATAATTGGTATGCTATCTGATGCGGGCATACAAGCAAGCCGGGCGGGGACAACCTTGCGTGGTATTATGGTGCAGCTAGGCGAGGCCTCAAAAGAACTTGGCTTTAGTATGAATGACAGTAATGGGCAAATGCGGCCCATGGCTGAGCTACTAGATGAACTTATTATTAAAAGCGGTGGCACACAAAATGCCATAGATATGTTTGGCCAAAGAGCAGGGCCAGGCTTAGTTGCATTATTGCAACAAGGAACAACAAAGTTACGCGACTTTGAAGAAGCGTTAAAAGATAGTGGCGGTACTGCTGAAATAATTGCAGAACGACAGATGCAAGGTTTAGCGGGTGCGCTTACAGAAGCGCGCAGCGCACTAGAAGGTATGTTAATATCTTTTGCTGATATTGGCATTTTAAGTGCAGCAGAAGAACTTGTAGATAAAGTTACCGCAAAGATACGACAGTTTACAAATGCTAGTGATGAAACAAAACAAAACATAGTAAAACTACTAGCAGTATTAGCGGGTGTTGGCCCTGCATTGTTAATTATTGCAGCAGCATTAAAGGTGGTTGCGTTTGGTATGGCCTTAGTAAGCAGCCCAATATTTTTAATTATAGCCGGCATAACTGCCCTGGTAGGTGCATTCCTTTATATGCTTGACAACTGGGAAGCGGTAAAAGAACGCATGGCTGATACTGCCTGGTGGCGTAACACCTTAATAGAACTAATGCAGCTTATTTTAAAATACAATGTGTTTAGTTTGTTTATTGATGGTGTAGTAATTGCCATAAGATTTATGGCTGAAAAGTTTGGCGGGTTTTTCAACTGGTTAGTAGGCAGTATGCTAACCGTTAAAGCCGATATACTAGAGCAGTTTTCTGAGATTGCTACAAAAGCTGCAAACATGCTTTCTAAAATACCCTTTTTTGAAGGAGCGGCAGATGGCGTAAAAGAGATAGCAGAAAATTTAGCACTAGCCAGTACAGAAGCTAAAGAAGCCGCAGAGTCCGGTACTGATTTTGCTGCAAATACCGCAAAAGCCCTGGGTGATTTAGATAAAGTAAACCCATTTAGGGCAGTAGCAGCAGGGCTAGATGAAGCCAAGACAGAGCAAAAGGAATACAACAACGAATTTAAAAAGTTTGGTGACTATGTAAATATAAGTAAAGAAGGCATAATGGAAATGCTTGGCCTTACCGAGTTACTTGGTATGGCAACGGCAGAAGCAGTGCCAACAGAAGGCGAAGCGGATATAACACCAAAAGTAGATGAAGGGGAAATAACAAAAACGCTTACGCTATTTGGCAGGTTGCGCCAGGATTTTGCACGCATAAGAAGTGATGCGGCACTTGTAAAAAGAGCGTACACTAGTTTAGGTGAAGGCATAGCAGATGCGTTTACAAAGGCAATAATGACCGGTAAAAGTTTAGCAGACCAATTAAAACAGTTAGCCGTCTTATTAGCAAGCAAAGCGCTGCAATTTGCACTCACTACCCTACTTACTGGTGGGCTTAGTATAGGTGGTTCAGAAACTGCCGGATTTTTAGGCCAGGGCGGTGGCTTACTTGGCAGTTTATTTAAAAGACTTGCAGGCAGTGCGGCTCCAGTACCAGTAGGTACAGAAATGATAGGCATGGCATCTAGTAACTTAAATGGTGTTAATAGTGACACTGAGTTTGTGGTTGATAGTGCATTTGAAACCGCGCTAGA